CAGCAGCCTCAAAGATTTTGAGGGTTGCCAACGCAGGTATCACGAGGTCAAGGTCTTGAAGAAGTACCCCTTCCAAGAGACCGAGGCCACGCGTTACGGCAATCAGGTGCATAAGGTTATCGAGGACTACATCCAAGATCAAAAGCCTATACCGCCTGAGTACAAGCAGTTCCAGCCTGTGGTGGACGCCATGCTCAAGAAGCCCGGACGAAAGCTAGCAGAGTATGAGATGGCGCTACGCGCTGACCTTACGCCTACTAACTGGAAAGCACCCGATGTTTGGGTGCGGGGCATCGCTGACATTCTGATCGTTGACGATGAGAACCTTACGGCTTGGGTGGGAGACTGGAAGACCGGCAACAACAAGTACCCCGACAGGGATCAGCTTGTGCTTATGTCGCTCATGGTGTTCCAGCACTTCCCACACATACGTAAGGTTAACTCAGCGTTGCTGTTCATTGTGAAAAATGATATGGTCAAGATGCAGATGACACGCGATCAGTCTGAAGCCTTCTGGTGGAAGTATCGTGAGCGTACTGCGCGTCTTGAAGCATGCTTCGAGAACGAGGTATGGAACCCCAATCAAACCCCACTTTGCGGATGGTGTCAGGTCACCGGATGCGAGTTCAACCCTAAGCATTAGGAACAGTCATGGCCACAAGAAACTATTCGTCAGAGTACGCTAACTACCAAGGCAAGCCCGATCAGATCAAGAAGCGAGCAGAGCGCGTTAAGGCTCGTCGCATGATGGAGAAGACGGGGTCAGCCACCAAGGGTGACGGCAAAGATGTGGATCACATCAAGCCCATGCGCTCAGGTGGCACGTCAGCCAAAGGTAACCTGCGTATGCGTAGCAAATCTGCCAACAGAGCAGACAATAAATAATCCTCGGAGAAGCAATGGAAATTGTAGAAGACAGAGCACTTATCTTACGAACAAGGAACCCGCACAAATACTCAATCATCCCTAAGAGCAAAGCCATGCTTCGTGCAGACGGAGGCTACGACGTTGCTGTGTACTGGGGTCTTGATGAAGCGCGGGTCTTGCGTAACCTAGGTGTGAAAGATGTACCCTCGCCGATCATTAGGCGCTACGACTGGCCGGGGCGTTACACGCCTATGGCTCACCAGATCGAGACATCAGCGTTCTTGACGATGTACAGGAGAGCATTCGTGTTCTCCGAACCCGGCACTGGCAAAACTTTGTCAGCACTCTGGGCGGCTGACTACTTGATGAAACTTAAGAAGGTGCGTAGGGTTCTGATTCTGTGCCCCTTGTCCATCATGCACAGCGCATGGATGGGCGACATCAACAACAGCATCATTCATCGCTCTGCCGTTATCGCGCACCATGCTCAGGCTAGTCGGCGCATCGAGATGATTCAGCGAGATTACGAAATTGTAATCACAAATTACGAAGGTCTTAATCTGATCGCTGATGAGGTGCGTAACGATGGCCGCTTTGACCTTGTGATTGTTGACGAAGCCAACGCATACAAGACACCCACAACACGCAGATGGAAGTCGCTTAACTCGATCCTTACGCCAACCACATACCTGTGGATGATGACGGGCACGCCTGCTTCGCAGTCGCCTGTCGATGCTTACGGCTTGGCTAAGTTGGTTAACCCTGATGGCGTGCCTAAGTTCTTTACTGCGTGGCGAGACAAGGTGATGAACAAGATCACACTGTTCAAGTGGGCGCCAAAGCATGATGCCAAGGACAAGGTACACGAGGCTCTTCAGCCAGCGATACGCTACACCAAAGCACAGTGCCTAGACTTACCCCCTGTCATCACCATGACGCGTGAGGTAGCCCTAACACCACAGCAAGCCAAGTACTACAACATGCTCAAAGAACGCATGCTAGTGCAAGCTGCAGGAGAGACCATCACGGCAGTTAACGCTGCAGCCGGTGTATCCAAGCTCTTGCAGATCAGTTGTGGAGCCGCCTACACAGACGACAAAGAAGTTGTTGAGTTTGACTCAGCGCCTCGGTTGGCTGTACTGGAGGAGATACTGGAGGAGACTGATCGCAAGGTCATAATCTTCGCTTTGTTTCGAAGCACCATCGACACCATCAGTACGTACCTTACCAAGAAGGGCATTGTCAATGAGTGCATTCATGGGGATGTAACGCCTAGCAAGCGTGGGCAAACGATCAATCGCTTCCAGACTGAGGCTGACCCTAGGGTGTTGGTCATGCAACCCGCGGCATCTGCCCACGGCATCACGCTGACTGCCGCTGATACTGTGGTGTTCTATGGGCCACTCATGAGCGTGGAGCAGTACATCCAGTGCTGTGCCCGTGCTGACCGCAAGGGGCAGGACTCAGATAAAGTTACTGTGATCCACATTCAGGGTAGCGCTATCGAGAGGAAGATGTTTAGTGCGTTGGCAGGGAAAGTTAGCGATAACTTACTTTTGACCGACATGTTCGAGACTGAAATTAAATCATGAAAGGGGGTTGCAAGCGATTGAATTACATGTAAACTGTCCAACCTTAGACAATAATTAAACAGGAGAAGCAAGTGTCAGAAGACTTAGTACCGCTAGACAAACTAGCAAAAATCTACCGCAAACTGCGTAGCAAGATTGCCGACCTAACCCAAGAGTACGACACGCAAGTCGAAGTACTCAAGGCGCAACAGGACGAGATCAAGAACGCAATGAAAGACCAGATGAAGACGATGGGCGTCACATCTGTACGCACTACCGAGGGCACTGTCGTGCTGTCTGTAAAGACGCGTTACTCCACCCAAGATTGGGACGAATTTAAGAAGTTCGTCATAGCCCACGAAGCTATTGAGCTCTTGGAGAAGCGCATCGCACAGACCAACATGAAGCAGTTCTTGGAAGAAAACCCCGGGGTCGTACCGCCCGGACTCAACTCAGCCTCTGAGTATGACATCTCTGTACGTAAACCAACTTAAATGGAAATCAAATGAGCAATATTGCAATGTTCAACCCCTCAAACGTGCCAGCCTTCGCTAAGAACGCGGCTCTCTCAGCAACTACTTTGGCCTTGGCTGGTGGTGTACCCACTGGTGGCGGCATGAAGCGCGTCTCTATCAAGGGTGGCGTGTTCCGCTTGCTTGCTGGCGGTAAAGAAGTAGCGGCTATCGATGAGCGCTTCTTGGATGTGATCGTGGTCAAAGCTGCCCCCAAGGTCAGCCGTATCTTCTACGCAGGCTCCTACGACAAGGACGCGGCGGCTGCACCCCCTGACTGCACCTCTGGTGATGGTGACAAGCCTGATGCAGGCGTGAGGAACCCACAGGCTTCTAGCTGTGCCGCTTGCCCACAGAATATCGCAGGGTCAGGCAATGGCAACAGCCGTGCTTGCCGTTATCAACAGCGCTTGGCTGTGGTCTTGGCTAACAACCCTGAAGGCGATGTATTGCAGGTAACCCTGCCAGCTACGTCCATCTTTGGCAAAGAAGAAGGCGACAAGCGCCCCTTGCAGGCGTACGCCCGTGCTATGGCGGCTCAGACTCCTCCAGTTAACTTGGACTCCATCGTGACCCGCATGAAGTTTGACACCAAGGCTGAGTCACCCAAGCTGATCTTCGCCCCTGTGCGTTGGTTGACTGATGACGAGTACGAGATTGTGCAGACACAAAGCACATCCAAGGATGCTGAGAAGGCTGTGTCTTCAACCCCTGCCGCTGTGGATGGCGTTACTGCCCCTGCACCATTGGCTATTGAAGGCAAGCGCCCTGCGGCTAAGCCTATGGGTGAGATGCTGGACGAAGACGAGGCCGAAGCTATGGCTGAAGTCAAAGCCGCCAAGCCCAAGAAAACCAAGGCTGTTGAGGTGGAGGCTGAAGAGGAGCCAGAAGTCCGTAAAGCTCCCGCCAAAGTGGAAGCCGCCCCAGCTAAGAAGAACAAGCTGGCCGACATCGTTGCTGATTGGGACGATGAGTAAGCACACAGGGGGCTTCGGCCCCCTTTAAAAAACATGGCCTATTCACAAAAAATCATTGACGAAGTAGCAAAGACTCCCAAGTCTCTGGGCAACCAGCTTGGGCGTTGGGCGATCCACCATGACTTTCCGGTCACGAAGATTGCCTACGCGCT